TCACTTTCCGTATTTCGCCACCATGCGCTGAATAGCCTGCTCAGCCAGCTCAGCTTGCCCGCCGAGATAGTGTGCCTTCAAGATTTCATCCACGTCGCGCGGGCTGTGGCCAGTGATGGCGGCGATCTGCGGTACTGAACAGCCCGACAGCGCAAGCATCGTGACTGCGGTGCCGCGCAGATCGTGGAAATGCAAATCATGGTCGCCAAGCTTGGCTCGGTCGAACGCCTTTCCCCATGAGGTCCTGAAGCCATCGCTAGTCCAGGGCTCTCCGAATGTGTTGCGCAGTATTGGCCCTTCCGCCTTCTCCGGGCGGCAGGCATCAAGCGCGGCCTTCAAGGGAGCGCCGACAGGAATGACAAGCCGCGTCTTGTTCTTCTTCCCGCGCCTTTGCTTGTTGGGCATCAGACGAAGGTGCGTGCCGTCGTATTGGGTCCATGCGATGCGGATCAGCGTTCCTTGGCGCTGGCCGGTCCATATTGCCATCAACAACGCCAGTCGAAGTTCCGGAGAGGCGACACTGTAAAACGCCTCGATATGCTCGGAATGCCAAATGATCTCGGCGCGGTCCGCTTCGTACAACCGACCGCCGCGCTCGCAAACGTTCACTGCGATCAAACCGCGATCCTTTGCCACCGAGAGAACGCGGGCCAGTACGGTCCAAGCGTAATCAGCCTTCCGTGGGTTCTCGGCGAATCCGTCGCGCCATGTCTTGAACTTCCCGCGTGCGCGCCGATCCTCGATCGCGGCAATCGGCATGGTGCCGAATTCGTGTTCGATCAATTTTAGATAGCGCAAATAGTCCTTGCGCGTTTTCTCGGCGAGGCTGGTGAATTCGGTCGCCTGCTTGAACGCGACGATTAGAGAGAACATTGAGCCGGTCGGCGACTTCTTCCGCTCAGCATGGGCGGCCGAGTAAGCCACGATGAACTGCGGATCACCAGGTTGAAGCGGTGTTCCGTCCTCTCCCTTAAGAAGCGGGCCGCCGCGCCAAGCGTAGAAATATTTCCGCCGCGTGCCGTCAACGAGCCGTTTAGTCGCGCTCGCTAATCCCGGCAGAAGCTTTGCGCGCTTCATATTCGCGTTCCCATTGCTCGAATGGATCGTCAAACGGCGCGATCGATGGTGCCAACCCGGACAGCTTGTCGATTGCGGCGTCTAATGCTCTCCGGTCCCACCGCCGCGTGCCGGGGAGGGGAGGCGGCAGGCGTCCTGCCGCGACCCAGTTCGAAAACGTTGCTGGCGCCAGTTCGCAGTATTCCGCAGCCTGGGCGCCGGTCATGAGTCGCTTGGTGGTCATGATCCGACCGGCAAGGATGCAACCTTGCTGTAGGCTTGGCCCACCAACTCCAATTCGGCGCCAGTGCAGTCACCAAGCGTCTTTCCGTTCGGAAGCAGGTCCGTGTATGCGGGCGTAAGCTTGTACTTCCTTGGCTGTCCAGTGAGCTTTGAGACCGCCTCATCCTTGAGAATCTCAGACGCGATTTCATCAATCTGTTTGGCGCGTTCGCATGCCAATGCAGCGACGAAATCCTCAACTTCTTTGAGGTCCATTTCGAATTCGCGTTGGCAGCAGCCCGCGACGACCTGATTGCCGCGAAGAATTTGATATCCGACGCCAAATTCGTTTCGCGTCCAATGCCGCGCGGGCGCTTTGTTCAGTCGATAGCCCTTGGAGATGAGGCGTGAACGAGCGACGCGTTCGCGAGTGCATTCAGTGGTGTTCATGGTCAAAGGTCCTTGCTCAAGGTGGGAGGGGGCTGAATGTCCGGCATTCCGAGGCGCTTCATCAGCTCTGCCAGACTTGTCGATGCCGCATCGACATGGGCTAGAATTTCCTCGGGCGTTGACGCTTCCTTTGCCAGTCCGAGACTGCGCGCAACGGACTCTGCCAAACGAAAACGGACGCCCTCAGCGGCGACCAGTGCGAGAAACGACGCGAAATATTTATTGCTCATAGCGCCGCCTCTCGGTCCGAAATCCGCAGCAGCGGGGTAGTGGCGATGGCTTGATCTGGGGTGGTCATTTCCTTGACCCTCTGTGAGGCTGCGCCTTCATCGGCGCAGTCAGTACAATAAGGGTAATTGACTTTCTGTCAATACTTCTTATGGTACGGTATTCGAAATTGTTGAGGTTATCATGACGACACCGGGCCGCCTGATCGAAGCTGCCGCGCTAGTGACCGGCAAAAACCGGCATACCGTGGAGAAAATGTACGACGCGCTCAGAGCTTCTGGCGAAGTGCCCAAAGGTACGCGAGGACGCTACGGCGTGAGAGTGACGAGCGCTGTTGCCGCAAAACTGATTTTGGCTATTTGCGGCAGCGAACACGTACGCGACGCGTCGCATGCAGTTCGCCGGTATGAGCACCTAACCGCCCAAAACTCCATTCGATTCCTCTACGAGGGAAATACCTATAAGCAACTCGTAGTCCCATCGTCGGCTTGGCAAGTTGTAGCAACCGAATTCCCAAATCTCGCGGCCTTGCCGCAAAACAGTACGTTCGGCGATGCGATCGTTGCGCTGATCGATGCGTATTGCACAGGCGATCCTCGTGCAGAAGTGTCGATCGCACTCCGCGGTCCCTATCCGGGAGCGCATGTATCAGTCACTCTGGAAAACCGTGAAACACCCGAATGGCGTGTCGAAATCGACTATCAAAATGACGATCGGGATGACGTTCCCGGAGAATGGCTCGAACTCGATTCGGACAAAGAGAGACGCCGACGCCGAATTTATGACGTTTATGGCGACTTGAAAACCGTATCGACGATTTCGGACGCAACTCTTCGCGCAATCGGCGCCGTCTTGCGCGAGGAATCAACCACATGACCCCGACCGATACCAAGGCGTTCCGCGAGATCGTTGCGGATATCAAAACCGCGCGGAATGAAATGGATGCCGCGCAAAAACAGGTTCATCGCGAGTGCGAAACGCTGCGGCGGCAGTGCATTGCGATGCGGCACTTGATCAACGATCTGGAAGCCCGCTTGGCTTTTACTAGTCCCGCGACGGGAGTGTTCGGCAATGACCCTCGATGAGATTGTTGCAGACGATCGCTCATGGTTCGATCGTCGTCCGGATCGGGAATTTCGGCTTCGGCGAGCGCATCGCTGCGAATTCAAATTCAAAGGCGAACCACCTGCTGGAATGGCAGCGTTTGTAATCGTTGATCGATACGAGATTGACGAACCATGGCGTCACCGCCAATTCGGGGCGGCATTCGACCTGAATATTGAATGGCCTGATGCCACAATCAAACGCTTCATCGTCGATGCGGGTGATGGAATTTATGTCTAGCACCACCATTCCCGCTGAACTGCGTCCGTATATCGATATCAAGGCAGCGCTCTTTCCAATTCCTGCGGGAACAAAGGTGCCTTCAGGTATTGTGTCGAGTTGGCGCCATGACTGGTCGCGTGATCCTGCGCAGATTGAACGTTGGGCCGCTGAAAATCCCGGGTGTAATTGGGGTTTGGTTGCCGACGCATCGGGATTGATCGTCATCGATATCGATGTGAAGCGCACGACACCCACGGAAGCGTGGCAAAGCTGGTGCAACATCTGCCAATCGTGGGGTGTAAAGCCGCTGCTGCCAACTGTCGCGACTCCATCGGGCGGATGGCACATATATTTGAGAATTCCGGCCGGAGTTGATGCCGACCGTCTTCGCCAACCGGCGTTGATGCCGGGTTTAATCGATGTTCGCGCGAATGGATACGTACTAATCCCGCCGTCGCGTATTGATGGAAAGTTATATGCTGCGTATTCATGAGGCGCCGCCACAATTGGTGGCTCATTGCCTGCCGCCTGCAACGTCTGCCGTGTCGAACGTTCCCGAATACGACCGCGATGACGTTGGGAGCATGCTCGTATATTTGAGCGAACGTGACGCCTTTGTTGATTACGAGTCATGGCTGCGGGCCGGGATGGCGCTGCGCGCGTCGTTTGGCGATGCCGGACGTGATTTGTGGGCGATCACGCACGACGACACCGTCACGCCGGACGTGATCGAAACCAAATGGCGGTCGTTTGCTGGTGAGCCACGGGCAGGCGGCGTTACTATCGCAAGCCTGATGAAGCGAGCGCATGCGCTCGGTTGGCGCGGTCGATTGAGGCAGCCGCTGACGGACATGTTTCCGCAGATCGTATCGCCATCGATCACGCCTGCGCAGTCGCCGACGAATACTATGATGGCAGAGCGGCCGTCATGGCACCACCAATGCCAAACGGAGAATGGTCGCATTCTCCCAATTCTCGCGAATGCTGTCGTCGCGATAAATGGTGAGCCGCGAATTTCAGAAGCGATTCGGTTCGATGAGATGGAGCGCGCGCCATTGGTCGTTGGTCCGCTCGATGAAGATAGCGCGTTTCCAAGGGCGCTGACCGATACTGACATCGTTCGGATTCAGCATTGGATGCAGCTAGCCGGGATCAAGCGTATAGGCAAAGACACCGTCGCCGATGCAATTCGACTGTGTGCCGAAAATCGGTCGTTTCACCCGGTGCGCGACTATCTCAACGCGCTGACCTGGGATGGTATACCGCGTTTGGATCGATGGCTCGCCATTTACCTAGGAGCGGACGGCTCGCCGTACACCAATACAATTGGCCGCATGTTCGTGATCTCGATGGTGGCGCGTGTATTCCACCCCGGTTGCAAGGCGGATCACATGCTGGTTTTGGAAGGTCCGCAAGGAGCAATGAAATCATCCGCTTGTGCTGTTCTTGGTGGTCCGTGGTTCTCAGATGCGATGCCGGATGTTTCTGTCGGAAAAGACGCCCAACAACATCTGCGAGGGAAGTGGCTAATCGAAGTGTCAGAAATGCACGCAATGAACCGTGCAGACACAAAATTGCTCAAGGCATTCATAACACGAACGTCAGAGCGATACCGCCCGCCGTTCGGACGATTAGAAGTTAACGAACCGAGGCAGTGCGTATTCATCGGAACAACAAACCAAGCCGCATATTTGCGTGATGAGACAGGCGGACGACGCTTTTGGCCGGTGCGCTGCGGGACTATCGCGATCGATCGATTGAGCGCTGACCGTGATCAGCTGTTCGCTGAGGCTGTTCAAGCATATCGTAGCGGCGAGGCATGGTGGCCGACCAAGGACATTGAAAGGACTCTTATCCAACCTGAACAAGCAGCGAGATATGAGTCTGATGCGTGGGAAGAGAGTATTGCCAGATATCTCATGAACCGGACCGATGTGACAATCAGCGAGGTGGCGTTCGGTGCGCTTCAAATTGCCAAAGATCGGCTTGGAACTACCGAGCAACGTCGTATCGCTGCCGCACTCGAAAATCTGCAATGGGTTCGTGGCAAGCCAACTTCAACTCGTAGGCCGTGGGTTCCGAGAGCGAAAGCCAATGACGCATGACGCATATGACGCACTTTCTATATAGAGGAGTCAACGCGAAATACTGCTCTATAGAAAACCCCGTCATATGCGTCATGTGCGTCAGTTCGAGCATTAATCATGGTGAGTTTCCACCATGGGAATTCCCTGGGGCCGGGGGTGGTCGGCAACTTTGAAATATGCCGCCAGACCGGCACACATCCCCAAACGCAAGATCGACCTTAAATAGGATTTTTTCGGAGTAATGATCGTGGAAAATGACCGCATCCGACTCGATGAATATTCGCTTGGCGCCGAAAAATTGTGGGGTCTGCCAGCGATCGCGAAATTCCTGGGGCTGAGCATCGATGCGGTTCGCGATCTTGCGAAGCAACCGGATGTGCCGATCTTCCGACCTGGTAAGAGATATTTCGCAGTCCGATCGGAACTGTGGCGCTGGTTGAGAACTAAGCCGATCAACGAATGACCACGATTTCCCACGATTAGCTAGCGCACATTTTACGTCCGTTTTGCCATTGCAGCGCATGCTCGCTGCATGCGGATTTGGCCCTTCAACTTCAAGTCATCTAGCACGCTTGCTTCTGCTGCGCCGGAGTTGGCGGCGTTGTTCGGCGCGCCGGTCGGTTCACTCAGCAAAGGCGACGCCATCACCGTTCCTGCCGTATCGGCGGCGATCCGGATTCTGAGCGAGGCGGCGGCGTCGCTTTGCGTCAGTGTCGTACAGATCAGTGACGACGGGGTTGAGGTCGAAGATAATCTACATCCAGTTGCGAGGCTGCTGAAGGCGGGTGCAAACGACTGGACTTCGACGTTTGAATTCGTTCGCGACCTTGTTGCGCAAGCGCTGATTGACGATGTTGGCGGCGTCGCTTGGATTAATCGCGTGGATGGCGTTCCGCGCGAGATCATCCACTATCGAAGCGGCGTGATTCAAATTGCGTTCGATAGCGAAACCGGCGAACCGTCTTATCGGGTTGGCGATCGCCAGTTGGACGCGGCCGATGTAATTCATTTGCGCTCGCCGTTCTCGCGTTCGCCGCTGTCGCTGGCGATGTCCGCGATTGAGACAGCATGGCACCTTGAAAATCACGCAAAAACGCTATTCCGAAACGGCGCGCGTCCTGGCGGCGTGATCGAGTTTCCGAAGAGTCTTGGCGACGAGGGCTTGAAGAAAATGGGCGCCGCGTGGCGCGCCGCGCACGAAGGCTCCGCGAACGCCGGACGCACTGCGATTTTGTGGGATGGTGCGAAATTTGTTCCGTTCACGCTGGCGTCAACGGACGCGCAGTTTCTCGAAAATAGAAAATTCCAAATCCACGAAATTGCACGAGCCTTCCGGGTTCCGCCTGGAATGCTGTTCGAGCTTGACCGCGTCACTTGGTCGAACGGCGAGCAGCAGGGTAAAGAATTTCTGACGTACAGCTTGGAGCCATGGCTTCAAGCGCTGGAAGGCGCGATGCGCCGTGCGCTGTTCTCACCAGAAGAACGGTCGCAGTACCGTATCAAATTCGATCGTGATGACTTAACGCGCGCCAGCCTGACCGAACGCGCAACCGCAATCAACAGCCTGCGCGCAAGCGGTGTGATCAACGCCAACGAAGGGCGCGATTGGCTGGAAATGCCGCCGCGCTCAGATGCTGGTGGCAGCACGTTCGAAAATCCAAACATCAGCGTTTCGAAGGTGCCCGCATGACGGACCTCGCGCACCTGGACAACTTAGTTGAAGGGCAGGACCGCGGCGCCGAGCTTGTGATTAAGCACCCTGTCACGGGCGAACTGATCCCCGACGTGGTGCTGATTGTCGCCGGTCCGGATTCTGACGTGCAGCGTCTGGCGCGGTTGAAATATCAGGATGCGTTCTTGGCCTTCCGGGCCAAACCACCCGCGGACGAGTTAGATCGGATGGAAATCGACCGTCTCGCGCGGTGCGTTGTCGGCTGGCGAATGAAGCGCGACGGCGAGGATGTCCCGTTCTCGTTCAGTGGCGTCGTTCGTCTGCTGACAACGTTCAATTTCATTCGCGAGCAACTTGAAGCGTTCGCGAACAGCCGTGTGCCGTATTTCCTGCGCACGCCATTCGAGGACCAGGAATGAGCGACATTTTCGAGCTTAAAGCGAGTATTGGGGTCGATGATGCGGGCGCGATTACTGCAATGGCGTGGCCTTTTGGTGCGGCCGATCGCGTCGGTGATGTGATCCACAAGGGCGCGTTTGCCGCCGCGAAGCCCCCGCTGCCGATGCTGTTCGGCCATCAGCCTAATGATCCGATTGGCGTATGGAATGAGATTGTCGAAGCGCCGGACGGTTTGCAGGTCAAAGGACAGCTTCTGATCGATGACGTTCCGCGCGCTCGCGAAGTGCACGCCCTCGTTAGGTCGGGCGCACTGCGTGGCATCAGCATTGGCTTTCAGACGAAGCAAGCGAAGCCGCGGCGCGGCGGCGGTCGAGACATCACCGCATTGGACCTTGTCGAAATCTCATTGGTGACCGTGCCGATGCATCCCGGCGCGCGTATCACATCTTCGAAATCCGCAGCAGCGGCCATTGCGCTCGCTGAGGCGATCAACCGGGCCGCTGCGGCCCTCACTCTTCCGAGGTAGCCACATGAAACATTTCAATCCGATCGAACTGAAGGAAGCCGATGCGGAACCGACCGCGATCGTACAGAAGGCGTTGGACGATCTGACTAAGTCTGTCGGGGATCGACTTGCGGCACTTGAGACCAAAGGGATTGATCCCAAGCTGATCGAACGCCTGGACCGCATTGAAGCCAAGGCGAACCGCCTTTCCGCTGGCGGTGGTGATGCAGATAAGGAAGGCGCCGCGCAGGAACTCAAGGCGTGGTTGACTTATCTGCGCAAAGGGCCGCAGTGCGATGACATTTCGCTCAAAGCGCTGACGATCGCCAACGATACCGCTGCTGGTTACCTGGCGCCCGCCGAGACCAGCGCGGAATTTGTCCGTGACTTGGTGCAGGTGAGCCCGATCCGCCAATACGCCAGCGTTCGCAATTCGTCGGCGCCCTCGGTCAAGTATCCTCGCCGCACGGGCATCACGAATGCCAAGTGGGAAGGAGAAATCGAGGAATCGGACGCTTCCGAACCGACCTTCGGCCAGCTCGAAATTACTTCGCGGCGGTTGGCTACCTACGTTGATATTTCGAACAGCCTGCTCATGGGCAGCGATGGCGCGGCGGAAGCTGAGGTTCGCTTGGCGCTTTCGGAAGACTTTGGCCAGAAGGAAGGCGCCGCGTTCGTTTCGGGCAACGGTGTCACTGAGCCGGAAGGCATTCTGACGGCCAGCGGCGTCGGCTCCGTTGCGAACGGCAGCACCAGCGCGCTTAGCACGGACTCGCTGATTGGGCTGATGTATTCGCTCCCTGCGCTGTATCGCAATCGTGGCGTTTGGCTGCTGAACGGCACGACCTTGGCGGCGATCCGGAAGCTGAAGGATGGCCAGAACAACTATCTTTGGCAGCCCTCATTCCAGGCCGGTCAGCCGGAAACCATTCTCGGGCGTCCGGTGGTCGAGGCTGTCGATATGCCGGACATTTCGAGCGGCGCGACTCCGATCGTCTTTGGTGACCTCGGCACCGCATATCGGATTGTCGATCGGCAGCAGCTGGCGACGCTGGCGGACCCGTACACGCAGGCGGCTAAGGGTATTACCCGAATTCATGCCACTCGCTGGGTTGGTGCTGGCGTGATCCAGGCTGCGGCGCTGAAGAAACTCAAGATGTCGAATTCGTAAGGAGCAACGCTTATGCGCGATCTTGCTAACAACCTTCATTTCGTACCGGCGTTCCAGCCCAAGGCGGCGGTCACCGACAACACCGCTCAGGTTTCCGCGATCCTTGATCGTCGTGGTTACGAAGCGGTCGCCCTTGCACTGGTCACGGGCGTTCAGAGCGACGCGGATGCGACCTTCACCGTGCTGCTGGAAGAGTCCGATGCGTCGGACATGACCGGCGCGACCGCGGTTGATGACGCCGATCTGATCGGCACCGAGGCGCTGGCCAGCTTCACGTTTGCAGAAGATGGCGTCTGCCGAAAGCTGGGTTACGTCGGCAACAAGCGTTATCTGCGGGCGACGATCACCCCGGCGAACAATACCGGCAATCTCTTTGTGGCCGGTCTGTGGGTGCTTGGTGGCGCTCGCTCGCTGCCGACCGCGAACCCGCCCGCGTAACAAACCAGCGACGCGCGGTCGATTTGGTCGCGCGTCGCAGCAACTAGGATGAACGCTCATGCCGTTTGGGACTGTCTCGCATTTCAATAGCCAACGTGGCTTCGGTTTCATCACGCCTAACGACGGTGGTCGTGATGTGTTTGTGCATATTTCGAACATCGATCCTGATGACGCACCGCTGAGTCTGGGTGACCGTGTTCGATATCGTATTGGGACATGCAAGAAGACCGGCGCTTCAAAAGCGATCGACGTTGAGTTGGTTGATATCTGATGCCGATTCGCGCGCCACGGATTTGCCGTTGCGGCTTCAAGGTGGCTTCCGGCGCGCTTTGCCCGTGTCAGCAAAAGCGAGCGCAGCAGCGGAAGGCCGCGTTCGATGCCAAACGGTCAAGTGCTGCCGATCGCGGATATGGATCGCGATGGCAGAAGGCGCGAGCAACGTTCTTGCTGAATAATCCGCGCTGTTCGTGCGGTGCTGATGCGACGGTCGTTGATCACATTAGGCCGCACCGTGGCGACATGATGTTGTTTTGGGATCGAGGAAACTGGCAGCCGCTCTGTTCGCGGTGCCACAACAGCCGAAAACAGGCGGCTGAGAAGCGAATTGGAGTGGGGCCGTAGCCGATGACAGTATCTCTTGACGATGCGAAGGCTCACTTGAACGTGTCGTTCGATACGGATGACGCATTGATTACGCGCCTGATCGGAGTGGCGAGCGATTGGTTAGAACGCCAGCTCGGCTACCAGATCGCGGATCGATATCCGGATGGCGTACCGCCCGCGATCGATCACGCGGTACTGCTGATGATCGCTCATTATTATGAAAACCGTGAGGGCGCGTTGGTTGGCGTCAACGCCCAAACGTTGCCGTTCGGTGTGATCGACATCGTGAACGATTACCGTGATTGGTCGTGGTCAAATGGGTGATCCTTCGCTTGCGGTACAGAAGGCGTTGCGCGCTAGGTTGATCTCGACCACGGCAGTGACAGCCCTTGTGCCAGCTCAAAGCATTCTGGACCGAAATCAGCGCCCGGCGCCTGATCCGTCGATTATCCTTGGCGAAGATCAGACGATTGATGCGGGGCCGGATCAGCTGATTAGCCGAACGCTGGTTCGCGTTCATTCGACCGTTCACATTTGGAAACGAGAAACCAGTCTTGCAGGGGTGAAAGCGATTGCGGGAGCCATTCGGCGTGCGATCGGTCGCGTCCAGCCTCTCGATATCGATGATCCGAATTTTACATGCGCTGATTGCCGGATTGAATCGACGCGGTTCCTCCGTGATTCCGATGGTGAAACATCGCACGGCATTGTGGTCATCAATTCACTGATTCAAGAGCGGTGGTCGGTCGTCATTTAAGGAGTTTCGGGAATGGCAATCTTCACGGGTATCGGTGCGCTCATTGCTACGGCGTTAGGCGCTGGGACGTTCATGACGAGCGTGATCACGCCTTGCCTCGGTGGAGGGCGTTGGGAATGAGCGCGCTAAACGCTTACCTGACGGCGGACGCCGCACATATCTTCGCCGATGGCACGTTGTACAGTGCCAATGACGGGGTGGTGCGGGGCGTTTCTTCAAAACTTATCTGCCTTCCGCATCTGGATGCGGTAGTGGGAGCTGTTGGCTACGCTGCGGTTGGCATTCTCGCGACGAGCGCATTTGCGGAGCAGGGGTTCGAGACGTTCGATGATCTGCTTGCGAACGCAGCGAAGACGTTGTCCTCTGTGTACAAATCATCGACCGAAAAGACTGGAATTCCACAGAGTGTGATGTGGGGAGACAGCTTCATCATCGGAATCGCGGGTTGGTCCCGCGCGGCAGACGCGCCGAAATTCATCAGCATCGCCAATTTCGATCGCGGGGTTCGCGCGTTTGAAGCTGTTCCCGCTAGGAAATTCTATCATCCGGAAGAGTGGCGAACTGAGTTCGAGGCTGATGATCCGATCGGTTCGGGGTTGCAGGTGATGCGTGCGCAGCGGCTCGCCTTGCACACCTCGCTTCATTCGAGTGATCCATTCAACCAAATCCATGCGGTTGGTGCGTTCTGCCAGCACGCGTGCGTGACTCGCGACGGCATTAATACCAAGGTGTTGGAAAAGTGGCCTGATAAAATCGGGCATCGGATTATGCCATGAAAGCCGGACAGCTGGACCGCGTGATTGAAATTCAACGGATGACGACCGTTGTGGACGATTACGGCACACCCTCGCAGCAATGGGCGAAGCTGGTAACGCTGCGTGCGCAGAAGGTGCAATCTAGCACCGACGAATATATTCGCGGTGCTGGCGCAACGGATGTGACCGTTATTGTGTTTCGGACGAGATACGTTGGCGGCATCACGACTGCGGATCGCGTTCTCTATGACGGCCAATTTCACAACGTCAAAGAGCTGAAGGAAATCGGGCGTCGGCAAGGTCTGGAACTTCGTACTGAATTATTGGGTTCATCGTAATGCGCGGGACTAAACCTCAGTTGGTGGTCGATAACGGGGCGATCCGGCAAAACCGACCAGCGCCGAAATGGTTGTCAGCCGACGCGAAAGCGGAATGGCGTCGCGTCTTCCCGATCCTGATCACTCGCCGGATTCTGACGGTCGCCGACCTCGGCAGCCTAGAAAACTATTGCGTCGCGATCGGGCAGGTGCGCGAGACGGAACGACAACTGCAAGCCGAAGGTCACACCTTCACGACTGAGACCGGGATCAAGCGTCATCCGGCAACAGCCATTCAATCGGACGCAATGACCAGGGCGCGGTTGCTTGCCGCTGAATTGGGTCTGACGCCGGTCAGTCGGTCGCGACCCGCAATCAGAAATGAAGATGATGATTCCGAACCATCACCAATGGATTGGATTGACGCCGGTCAGCTGGTCGAGACGTGCAATCAGTAACGAAAATGATGATTCCGAACCTTCCCAAATGGATTTTTGACGGCTCGCCGATCGCCGATCCGTTCGGATACGGTGAGCGAGCTGTCGCCTTCCTGCGCTTGCTTCGTCATCCAAAATCGACGGCGCCGCGGCATGCCTTCACGCTGGACAAATGGCAGGAACGGATTGTTCGGGCGATCTATGGTCCGCGCCATCCGGACGGAAGCCGGATCGTCAAAAACGTGGTCCTGCTGCTGCCCCGTGGCAACCGGAAGACGAGCCTAGCCGCTGCGTTGTCCTTGCTGCACACCATCGGACCGGAACGCCGTCCCGGTGGAGAAGCTATCTTTGCGGCGTCGGATCGGCAGCAAGCCGGACTTGGCTTCCGAGAGGCGGCCGGGATTATCCGGCAGGATAAGCGCGTTCTTGAGGCGGTTCGAATTTACGACGCGCACAACAGCGTCAAGAAAATTCAGCTTCGGAAGGATGGGACATTCCTTGAGGCGATCAGCGGCGAAGGCGCGCCCGCGCATGGTCGGACACCGGCATTTGTGTTCGTAGATGAACTGCACGTCTGGAAGAATGCCGAACTGTGGAAGGCGCTGACGTCGGCGCTGCCGAAGACAAAGGGTTCGCTGATGATCGTGGCGACCACATCGGGCCGCGGTCAAGAAAATATCGCCTTTGAGATTGTCGAACGTGCCCGCAAGGTGGCGCGCGGCGAAATCAATGATCCGTCATTGCTGCCGATCCTTTTTGAGACACCGGCTGATGCCGATTGGCGCGACGAGTCCTTGTGGTACGCGGTCAATCCCGGCCTGGCGTTGGGCTATCAGGATATCGAAGGGCTTCGCCAACTTGCGCGCGACGGCGAAACATCTATCACCGCTCGCGAGACGTTCCGGCAATACAACCTGAATGTCTGGTTGGACCACTCGACCGACCCATTCATTGACATGGCTGTTTATGACCGTGGCGACCGTCCGCTGCCATCTGACATCGATCGGCTGCCGTGCTGGATTGGCGTCGATATGTCGGTGACGACCGATCTAACGGCGGTTGTGGCATGTGTGCGGAAAGGCGATGAATTCTTGATCGTGCCGCATTTCTTTGTTCCGGCTGACAACCTCCGGACTCGCACAGACCGTGACGGGGTTCCGTATGTCGAATGGGCGCAGCAAGGTTTCATAACCGCCACACCTGGCAACGTCATCGACTATGGAGCGGTGGAAGCGTGCATTCGTGGACTGTGCGAGCGCTTCGACGTTCGGGAAATCGGCTTCGATCCTGCCTATGCGCAGCCGGTCATGGGACCGTTGACCGACGACGGCTTTCCTTGCGCCACGATCCGGCAGGGGTGGGTGACGCAATCGCCAGCCCTGAACGAACTGGAACGGGTAATCCTTGCGGGGAATTTTGTGCACGCTGGCCACCCCGTTTTGCGCTGGTGCTTCGACAACGTCGCCATTCACACCGATAGCGCTGGCAATCGGACCATGCACAAGGGGAAGTCGCGGGACCGGATTGACGGTGCAGTTGCGACTTGGATGGCCGTTTCCCGCGCTGCGGCGGCAGAAGCACAATCGATGTACGACCGCGACAGTTTCAGCAACGAAATGGGGTTCTTCTAATGGCGGACGATCTAGACTCCTATCTTCGGTCGCTGCCTGACCGACTGGTGGGACCGATCTCGCGCGCGATCAATGAACAGGCGCAAGACCTTTCAGACGCGCAGCGGGCCGCATTGGTAGCGCTCGAACAGTCGCCGGATGAAACCGGCAATCTTGAACAATCATGCACGGTCGTTCCGGGTAAGGACGAACTTGAATTCATTGTTCAGGCAGGTGGGGAGCTGACAACGAAGGAAGTTCGGGAGGGGTCCGGCGTTTCATACGACTACGCGGAAGCATTCGAATACGGGACGGCACGTCAACCTGCGCGTCCGTTCTTCTGGCCAACCTACAGAGAGAAGCGGGCCGGTATGCAAGCGGCGATCAACCAGGCAATCAAGGACGCTTTGAGATGAATCCGTGCCAGCGGGAAATTACATGGTCCGGTGGAACCCACACTTTCAACCTGAACAATCCGCGCGTGTTGAAGGTGCTGAACGGCGATCCGGACGCGCCAAAAATGATGCGAACACGAAACGGCATTTTCGAACTTGCACCGCTGCGTGGTCAATACGGCGACACTCCCGCGGCATGCCTCCGGCGTTTTGAGGAAGGCGTCTATTCAATTCCGGATGTTGAGCGCGTTCTACTGTATGGGCTTTGGGGCGGCGGTATGAAATTCGCCGATGCCGACGCGCTGATTGAACAATTTGTCCGTGGTCAGCCGGTCGCTGCCAATGCCGTGGTTGCTTTCGAAGTAATCACACGTCTGTTTGTGGGGGAAGAATATGGCAACGCCAGCGCTTAATATCCCGATCCGTGCGGACCTGACGAAATTCCGCGAGGACATGCGCTCGACAAGCAGTCTTGCGACGACCGCGGTTAAGAGCATCACGAAGAACGTCGTTGAGATGAACGCGGGTTGGTTGGCGGCACAAGGGGCGGCTGGCGGGGCGGCGCTTGCTTTCGGTCGCGTGCTTGGTGTCCTAGGACCCATTGCGCTCGGGATCACCGCCGTTCGTGACGCCTTCCGGCTGATGGCTTACGCGACTGAGCTGGCAAAGGCGCGGATCGCAGAATATTCAGACATTGCCGAGCGCGCGAGCAAGGCCGATCTTTCGACCGAAATGTTTCAGCGCGTCACCAAGTCGGGCGCGGCTGCACGCGTCTCGATTGATGAAGTGACGGACGCGCTAAAGCGATTCAACGAAGTTACGGTTGATAAGCTTGGCGGCAGCGAATTGCAGCAGCGCTTGGATATGCTGATCAAGGCGGGGAATTTCCAGGGCAATTCGGGGCTTGCTGCGTTGTCCGGCGCGAACAGCACCGAGGACAAGCTTCGCGCGGTCGTCAAGCTGATTGACGAAGCGATGCAGAAGGGCGAACGGCTCGCCGCCTTGGATATTGCCAGCAAGGCCTTCGGTGAGCCCCTGACCAATGCGCTGCGCTCGGATGCGGGCTATCTTGATGACATGCTCAGGCGCGCCGATGCGATGAGCAAGACCACCATCATTTCTTCGGAAGATGTTGGCCGGGCGCTCGAACTCAAGAACCGCATGGAAGCGGCGGAAAAGGTTCTCGCAGAGAAGTGGAAGCCGATTCAGGATGACTTGGCGGCAGCGGGGACGAATTATCATGCAAATTGGGTTGCGATCACCGAAACGCTCGCGCAGGCTGTCGGCTATGCGACCGCGCTTTATCAGACGTTGAAGCAGGTTCCGGATTGGTTCACCAATAACGTTGGCAATGCGTCAATCTGGTCAACGCTGACGGCTGCCACCGGCAAGCTGGGGCTGAACAGCGAATTGCCCGGTTTGCAGGTTGATTTGCGGCAGCTTGCTGCGAACGACAAGCTTAAGGCTGCGCTCCAGGATTATTCGAACGTCACCAGGGCGATGCGCGATGCATCCGGCATCAGCACGTCCCTTCGTGGTGACGAATCCAAAACACCGACTGCCGCGGTCGCAGCGGACAAGAACAATCAGTTTGATCGGGCGTCGGAGTCGATTGGCAAGCATACGGCGCGACTGCGGGCTGACGCCGACGCGGCTGGCCTTGGTGCCGCCGCACAAGAACGGTTGCGCGCGGAAGCGACGCTGACGGCAGCGGCGCAACAGGCGGGCTTGCCGATGACTGAGGCCATGACCGCCAAGATCAAAGAACTTGCTGCGGGCGCAGGTGCCGCCGCAGAAGCGTTGGCGAGGGCGAGGGTCGCAGCTGACATCAAGTTCGGCCAGCAAACCGCGTTCCTGTCGGCTGAAGATACTGCGATTGCCCAGCAACTCGCATCGATTTATGGCAACGATGTCCCGCGCGCCCTGGCTTCCTCGGAAGCCGCTGCGATCCGGTTGAACAACGCCCTGCGGCAAGCGAACCAGTTCGGGGAACGGACCTTCGAGAATCTATTCGCGTCGTTCGGGCAGAATATCCGTAACGGAATGTCGGCATGGGATGCCTTCAAGAAATCCGGACTGGACGCGCTTGGCAGCATTTCTGATGAACTCATGCGAATGGCCGCGCGGCAGCTGTGGCAGGCTGCGCTAGGCGGGCTTGGCGGCATGTTTGGGTTCAGCTCTGGTGGCTACGTTGGGCAAACCGGATCGATCAACGTCGGCTCCTATGTAATGCCGAAGTTCGACTCGGGCGGCTACACTGGTGCGGGCGGGAAGTATGAGCCTGCTGGTATCGTGCACCGGGGCGAATATGTATTCGATGCTGATAGCACGCGGCGAATTGGCGTCGCCAATCTCGAACGGATGCGCGGTTATGCGAGCGGCGGGTTTGTGTCGGCAGCGTCCGTGCCCGGTCCGGTTGCTGGTCAGGGTACGGAACAGCGACTGCATATCACTGTCAGTTCCGAGGTTGATGACAACGGGAATCTGCGCAGTTTCGTGAAGTCGGTCAGCCGACAAGAGTCGATGTCCACGGTCGGAAATTTCGTGCGCTCTCCGTCCTTTGTCGATCACGTCGCTAGCGCCACCAAGTCGGCTCAAGTCCAGCAACTGCTATGATCGATTTCGAATGGTTGCAGAATGAATTGGTTCAGGTGCTGCGATGGCAACTTGCCAATCCGGGCCGCGAGGATGATCCGGAAGCGCCAGAAGTGCCGTTTGCGGGGCGGCGGGTTTGGTCGATATTCCTGGACCTGAACAGTGAACGATCGGTCGGCTTCGGGCCGGGACCGATCACCAGTGCGGCAATCGAGGCATGGGCGCGACTGCGACGTGAGCCGGTGCGCCCATGGGAATTGACCATCATTCGAGCGCTGGACGCCGCCTTTCTCGACAAGGCGCGCGACACGGTGGAGCGGCAAGGGAAGTCAGCGGATCAGCGGTACACCGCCGAAACGCTGACGCCGGAAATGTTCAGGGCAATGTTTCGTTGA